ACCTGCTGACAATCGCCGTCGGTGCAGGCAACCAATTCGCGTGGCGTCGCCGCCAGGAGGCCGGCTACTTCGACAGCCTGACGACCGTACCGTCGCAAGACGTGCGACTCGGCACGATCATGTACGCCGGCTACCTCTACAGGATGCGCGGCAGCGCCTCGGAGTCCTACGCGGCGTACGACCCGCTCGCAACGTCGGGTCCGATTGGCGGTTCGTTCGTCGAGGTCCTGCGACTGCTGGGCATCAACCGACCGCAAGTGGCCTGACGTGACGGTGCTGCTCAGCGGCTACACCGACCTGGTCACACGACTAGGCACGATCACAGGGCTGCCGGTCGTGTCGTCAAGCGACCCGCGCAACATCAACCCGCCGTGCGTCCTGGTCGACGCGCCGGCGTTCCTCATGCACACCAACACCATCAGCGAGATGCAGTTCACGATCAAGATTCTGACCATCGGCCCAGGCGACCGCAAGGCGCTTGACAAACTGCTGACACTCGCCGACCTCATCCGCGCGGACAACCTGGGCCTGATGTCGGGCAGGCCGACCGTCGTACAGGTCGGGGCACAGGACTTTGCCGCCTACGAACTGACGCTGTCAACTAAGGTGGCACCATGAAACTGCTCGTGACCACGCACCGGCTGAACGGTCACAACCAGGGCGACGTCATCGACCTGGACGACACAGGCCTGATCGAGTACCTGATCGCGTCGGGGCAGTGCGTCAAGGTCGAGGATGAGGCGCCGAAGCCTGTCACCAAAGCAAAGGCCGCTGCGACTAAGGTATTGCGTAAGAAACGGAAGGACTGAACCATGACAACCACAGTGCTCAGCAACCCTGTCATCAGCGTCGGCACGGCATCGCCTGGCACCGCCATCACCGACCAGTGCGTAAGCGCGGTCGTCACCACGTCGCAGGACGCACTCGAAAAGACCGCGTTCGGCGACACCGGCAGGTCCTACGTCGGCGGCCTGACCAACAACACGATCACCATGACGTTCCTGATGTCGTACGCGTCGAGTGAAACCTACGCGCTGCTCAACGGCCTAGTCGGTGCTGCGGCAACGTACGTCGCAGTCAAGGCAACCAGCGCCTCAATCTCAGCGACAAACCCCGAGTTCCAGTTGACGAACGGCTACGTCGAATCGTTTGACGTCGTGAACGCGCAACTCGGAGAGCTGCAACAGGTAGAGATCACGTTCACCGGCGGCACGCTCGTCAAGGACACGACACCGTAATCAACGCACAGACAGGGGCAGCATGAAACTGACTTTTACCGTTCACTACAAGACACAGGCCGGTCAGCCCACCGTCAACACCGTCGTAATCGGCATCGCCGATTTTGCAGCCTGGGAGCGTCGCAGCCGACGCAAAGTGCAGGACCTGCAGACAGGCATGGGCATTGACGACATGACCTACCTGACGTGGCATCGCATCCACAAAAACCAACTTGACCCGCGCGACTACGAGACGTGGCTTGAGTCGGTCGAAACGATTGAGGCTGAGGGCGTGCAAAACGCAAACCCTACGGACGCGGCTACCTCCGACGGCAACTAGCGTCGCTGCTACTTGCCACCGGCTGGTGGCCGCCCGACATCCCATTCGACGTCGAGGACATGCTCACCGTATTACAGTTGGATGCTGACCAACGCAAAAAGGGACGCAACCGATGACCGCCGTATACACCGAAATAAAGATGGTGGGCCTGAAGGAGGCGGTCAAGGAACTGAACAACATCGACAAGTCGGCGCGCCGCGAACTGACACGCGAATACAAACGCATCGTCGAACCGGTCATTAGCGAGGCAAAACAACGCGTGCCGTTCGGCGCACCGATCAGCGGCTGGAACAGGTCGTGGACGACCAAATCAGGCAAACAACTGCTGCCCTGGGACGGCGCCCTGGGCGACGACTACATCAAGGCAAAAGTCAGCGGCAAACGTCCACGCGAATACAACGGCATGATGAGCAACCTTGCCGTGTTTAGCATTGCGTGGTCGGGCGCAATAAACACGATCTACGACCTGGCGGGTCGCGGGTCGCGCGGCGCAACGCAGGCGGGCGCCAACATGATTCGCGGCATCGAAGCTCGCAAAGGTAAGGCGTCGCGCGTACTGTGGCCCGCATACCTGGCGAACGCCGACGAAGTGCAACAACGCATGCAACAACTCATTGACAACCTGCTGCGACGTGTGAAGTTCGGAGTCTGACATGGCAGTCGTCATCCCCATCGTCTCCGAGTTTGACGGCAAAGGCCTTAGCAAGGCAATCAAGGAGTTTCAGCAACTAGAGGGCGCCGGCGAAAAGGCACAGTTCGCACTCAAAAAGGCGGCACTGCCTGCAGCCGCAGCGCTAGGCGGCCTAGCGGTAGCAATCGGCGACGCAACGAAGGCAGCCATCGAGGACGAAAAGGCGCAACTGCTGCTCGCAAACGCAATCGAAAAGAACACGCTGCAAGGTCAGGCAGCGGTCGCAGCTGCTGAGGCTTACATAGAGAAAACGATGATGTCGGCTGCCGTCGCCGACGACGTACTACGACCAGCCCTGGCGACGCTCGTACAAACCACAGGCAGCCTCGAATACAGCCAGGAACTGTTGAACGCATCACTCGACATCAGCGCCGCAACCGGCACCGACCTGGCGACCGTGACCGATGCTGTCGCAAAGGCGTATGCGGGCAATACAAAGGCCCTGGGCAACCTCGTGCCGTCGGTGCGCGGCCTCATCAAGGACGGCGCGTCCCTCGATCAGGTGATGGCAGCCCTGGCTGCGACGACCGGCGGCGCCGCCACCGTCGCAGCGAACAGCGCCGACGGACAACTCAAACGACTGTCGCTGACAATCAGCGAAACTAAAGAGGCGGTGGGCGCGGCGTTCCTGCCAATCCTCGAGAAACTGCTGCCGCGCCTGCAGCAGGCCGCCGTGTTCTTCCAACAGAACAGCGACGTCATCGTCAAGGTCGCCCTGGCTGTCGGCGCACTGTCGGCAGCAATACTGGTGCTAAACACTGCCATCAAGATTTTGACCGCCGCACAAATCGCATTGAACTTTGCGATGGCAGCCAACCCGATCGGCATCGTCGTCGTCGCGGTTGCCGCACTGGTCGGCGGATTCGTGCTGCTTGTGCAAAAGGTTGGCGGCGTCACTAACGCATTCAAGGCGATGGGCAATCACGTCATCGGCATCTTTGAGGGCATCGTCAATGCGTTCAACTTCATGCTGAACGGCATCATCAGCGCAATCAACCTCATACCAGGCGTCAACATCCCGCTCATCCCTAAGGTTGACCTGCCGCGCATGTCGTACAAGGTGCCAGGCGGCGACGGTGACGGCAGCGTCGGCCCGACCGTACCGGCGACGCCTGACTTCCTTGAGCGGTCACTAATCAAACCCATTGAGCCGGTGCTGCCGGTCGTGCCTGTCGTGCCTGCACCCACGACAGGCGGCGGCGGCGGTGGCGGTGCGACGAAGCCGCGCACAGGCCTCATTGACGACCTGAAGGACGTCATGCCAATCGAGGATGGCGGCATCGGCGGCGGCGGCATCGGCGGCGGCAACGACCAGGTGACGATTATGGTGAACGTCAACGCCGCAATCGCCGAGGCGTCAATCGGACAAACAATCGTCGACGCACTGACCGACTACACACGCAGGTCGGGGCCGCTGCAACTAGAGATCGCCTGACATGGCATCGTCAGTCGTACAGTCAGGCACGTACCTGCTTGAGATGGACACAGGATTCCTCGTTGACGGCATCATCCTCGGTACGTCGACACTTGACGGACCCGACGTCCTGGACGGGACGTCACAGTTCGCAGACATCACCGAGTTTGTCATCAACGTCGCCTATTTCAGGGGCCGACAAAAAACCGACTACCAGTTCGGTGCCGGCACGATGCAGTTCACGATGCGCGACGAGACAGGCATCCTCGGACCGTACGACACGACCAGCCCCTACTACAACCCGCAGGCCGCGGTGCCAGGACTGGCACCGATGCGGAACGTGCGACTGTCGCGCGACGGCGAGTACCTGTTCGTCGGCGTCGTCACGTCGTACTATTACGACTTCCAAATGGCGGGACCCAACTTTGTCAACGTGCAATGCGCCGACGAGTTCTACAAACTCGCACAGACACAGATGGACGAACTGAACGTCACGGCAGAAACGTCGGGTCAACGTGTGACGACTGTGTTGGCGTTGCCAGAGGTTGACTACACAGGCACGACCAGCATCGCCACAGGCACAGTCAACCTGGGTCACGCAGCCGAATACACAGTGCCGGCAGGCACGAACACGCTCGCCTACCTGAACCAGATCAACCAGGCGGAACAGGGACGCCTGTTCGTCGCGCGCGACGGCACAGTCACGTTCCAGGAGCGCATCGGCGACACGTTGAGCGGCCCGATCATCAGTTTCACCGACGACGGCACAGGCGCCGACTACGTCGGCCTCGAGGTCGAGTTCGACGCCGACAACGTCGTCAACCGCGCCTACGTTCAGACACTCAACGGACTTGAGGCCACCGACAGCGACGCAGGCAGCATCGGCACCTATTTCACGCAGTCCTACAGCCTCACCAACAGCCTGCTGCACACGCAACCCGAGGTTGACGACCTGGCGACATACCTGCTGCAACCCGACCCAGAGCCGCGCTACACCAGCGTCACGACGTATTTCGCAGGCCTGACCAACGCGCAACGCAACCTGTGCGCCACGATTGACATTGGCGACACCATCAGCATCCACAAAGAAATACCAGGGCTGGGCAGCGAGGTCGCAGCCGAACTGTCGGTCGAAGGCATACGCGGCGTCATCGACTTCAACACAGGCCACACAATCACCTACTACACCAGTCCGACGACCATCGTCTACGAGCTGATCCTTGACGACGCCACCTATGGCACGCTCGACGGCGACAATGTTCTAGGCTGAACGACATGGGCGCCAACGCACAGACCACCGTCCCCACGTTCACCACAGGCCAGGTACTGACCGCCACGCAAATGAACGATTCGGCACGCACCGGCGTACCAGTGTTCGCCACGACCGTCGAGCGTGACGCGGCGTTTGGTGGCAGCGGCGAAAAGACGTTGGCAGAGGGGCAACTCTGCTACCTCGAGTCAACGAACGTGGTGCAGTATTACGACGGCGCAACGTGGGCTACCGTTGGGCCGTCAACGGCTGGCGGCCTGACGCTCATCAATAGCACGACCATCGGTACCGCAGTGTCGAGCGTGACGGTGACCGGCGCGTTCAGTAGCACCTACGACAACTACAAAATTATTATTAGTGGCGGAACTTGCAGCACTAGTACCGGATTGAATATGCAATTAGGGTCAACAACAACAGGTTATTACGGCGCACAATCGTATGTCACTTACAGCAGCGGCAGCACAGCAACAGACGGGCGAAATAATCAAGCGTCGTACATTAACATGGGTTCGGCGCGTCCAAACTTTTTGCATCTTGACGTCGATTTGCTTATGCCAAACGCCGCAAGCCGAACAATTTACAATGGATGGTACATAAACGAAGCGCAAGGCGGTTACAGCGTCGGCGTACTTGACAACACAACGTCATACACAGCATTTACCGTGTCGCCTGGCTCTGGCACTATTACCGGCGGCAC